CTTGATGAAGAGATCCCGATACTTCGGCTCTCGGATGACCTGGATTGGGCTGTAGGTGGGCATAACGGGGATACCGTTATAGTCGAAGAGGCTGCCTCTTTTTGTCATGATGCCACTCTTTTTTAACAGCATCTTCATAGAGACATTTCCGAAGCAGATGATGAACTTCGGATTGACAGCCTTAATTGTGTTTTCTAGATGAGTGCGGCAGATCTTCATGTCATTTGTAGACATATCATCCGCAGCAACGTATGGGCACTTGATGCAGGCAGAGTGAGTAATCTTTGGATACTCAGATTCTGGGATGCCTGCCTCCTCATATGCCTGAAGGAGTAGAGATAGCTCCTTGCCCTCTACAGGAGTGATTCCGCTGTTCCACCTGAACGAATCATTGAGAACTAGAATGCCACCAGCATTCTGCATGTCGTCATCAAGGACATAATCCTGATACCCATGGATTGGCTTCTTTTTGCGAAGTTGAGAACAGCCGTTACAAATTTCAGGCACAGACATAACTATAGTCCTATAATAGACTTATGTCGTATTTAAATAATGAGAGATTCGAAAAGGTGATCGCTGGGTATAAAGCTCACCCGTCAATATGGGAGGAGGAACTCATCGAAAACTTCGATCTTCTCATTAAGAACATATTCGACGGATTCAAGTTTCAAAATGTAGATTTTGAGGATGCCCGACAGGACTGTTTTCTTTTAGTCTTTATAAAGTTAGCTAATTTTAGTCCCAGCAAAGGAACAGCTTTTAACTTCTTTACTACAGTAATTCTTAATAATATTAAGCTAATGTATTCTAAAGAGAAAAGACAAAAAGAAAAGATCCAAGCTTTCATTCAAAAATTTATTGAAGAGAATGAAAGCTTGGATCTTAAGGGGAGATCTCCCGATTCAGACCCTTAATTCTGAATAGATACTAGGGAGATAGTCTTTGGTGACAAAGAACTTCATATGAGACACGATGAGAGTTGGGGCCACCTTAACATTAAAGGTTCCGAACAACTCTGGACTCTCAAATGAATCAATAATATATAGGGGATAAGTATTGTCCGACATCTGATATCTGTGCATTATTTTAGACATCAGATGTTGGCTAGATCTATCCCTTAGATTTAGGAACAACAGACCATACTTAGTCTCATCCTTCTTGTGCTGAGATAAGGCATGAGAAATAGTAGCATTACTGAGATCGTTGCTCTTTACACGTTCTAGTAGATCGCTGTAAGAGATCCAGTTATCACTAGTTACCCAAATTAAATTCTTAATCATTCTTCAGGCTCTTGTGCAGGAGAAATCCCTTGTTGTAACTTTGCGGCGACTTCCTTGATATTATCAACGTCAACTCCTTCGTCACGCAAAGACTCCTCATTCTCTTCCACATACTTGCTCAACATTGACATAGCATTCTTGTGGAACAACTCAAGTCCCATAAAGAACACTGTCTTTACGAAGTCCTCCTCATTAGCGCCTTCAGGCAGGACAGACTTCTTGAAGTTAATGTAACCTTCGCTCTCGTCCTTACTCAACTTAATTGTGATCTTCATTCTTCCTCTACTGTAGGTTGAAGTTTTTACCTTAGCACCCTTGAGTGACAAGGTTTCTTTATTGTTAGTTTCCGTCTGAATTGCATCAGCCATGGACTATTATAGCAGGGGAGATCTCAAATGTCAAAGAAACCATCAAAAAAAGAGCCGACCGCAGTTGACTACCTAGAGGGGCTGTCTGGGGGAAAAAAGCGGTCAGTGAATTCACGTCGCAAGGGTGTCAATTTCGAGAACAAAGTGTGCAAGATGCTCAATGCTAGATTCGATACTACCGATTTCATGCGGAGTCCCGGCAGCGGCGCATTCGCGACATCCCATAAGCTTCCTGAACATTTGATGATCTACGGTGACTTGATCACTCCAAAGAACTTTGCCTTCTGCATAGAGTGCAAGAAGGGCTACAACAAGGTCTTTATAGACGATCTCTTCAAGGATTCCTCGGAAGTGTGGAAATTTTGGAGGCAGGCAGAAAGAGACTCGAAAAAATCCGGCAAGCTGCCTTTAATAGTTTGGCAGCAGGATAACAAATCTATACTTGCTATTACTGAAGATGTATTCAAGATTACAGAAGTAGAACTTCAAGCTATAAGATATAAAAATATATTAATACACAAGCTTGATGATCTACTACAAAATACAACAGATGCCTACTGGTTTAGTTAGAATTTATTAACTCATTAATAAATTTTAATTGATGTTTAAGCAGTGCAAAAATTGCATTTAAATCTTCTGATACTAACTTCGTTGCTTTTTTCCCACCACAACCTGTTGTAAACATTGATTTACTTACAGAAGATTTTCCATTAATAGATCCTCCACTAGTATTAGTAAATCTAATACTAATGTTAGATCCGTCTGGGCATTGGATTTTGATGCCAAATGATCTTGCTGCTCTAGAGAATGTTGCAGTGGAAGGGTCTTCAAGCATATTCTTAATTGGTTCTACAGCAAGAGAGTTATGATCTACAACATAATGATCATCAGAACCTAGATCGGCATACTCTAAAGATTGATCTCTGTTAACCCCTCCTACCATGCCTAGGATTAGGCCAGCCCCTTCTCTGTCTACTCTTTTTGGGCTAGAAGCATATTTAAAAAGTTCTTGTTCTAAGATTCTTTTCTTTAGGGCTCCACTAAGAAGAGTTCTAGCGTGTTCTAAATCTGCTGGGTCTGGGTTAGACGTATTTAATAGTTTTATGTAAGCTTGACAGGATCTAAAGACCTCATCGCTTTGATTCTTTAGTCCTTCAACACTTTGATCTAAGATCTCATCCATTAGGATTGTAGCTGTTAGTTTTGCAGGAGATTCTCTGACTCCATCTATTACTGCGTCTATTTTCTTTGATACAACAGTATCAATTTTATCCATTTTGCTTACGATAGACCTAGCTCTAGCTACTGCTTGATCCCCAATACCTAAAGATTTAGACACATTTTGAACCCATGGACTTGAAGGGTCTTCTAAGTCTTCAGCAATACTCTTAAAGAAAGAACTTCCAGTAGCTACTGATGAAGTCTTACCAGAACTGGTTTTTAGGCCAGAAGGGACCGTATAAATTTCTTGGTTTGGATCATAGGCACCCCCTTCTTCCATAACGCCAGAAGCCTTTAAGATAGTTTCAAACTCTGGGTTAAGGGCTAGTAGGTCTCCTAATTTTTGTTTTTTAACGGCTCTGCTAGATAATCCTGATTGTTTAGCCGAAGCTAAAGCTGCCTCTTTTGTATGAAAACCTAACATTATGTCAGATCTAGCACCTTTACCTACAGCCTTCCCAGTTTGAACAACAAAATCTGGGTTGCTTCTAAAGTATGATGCCGTTACTCTTGAAGTTAGTAGTCTATTAATTTGTTTTAGATCGGAGCACTCAGTCATATCAAACTCAATTTCTGCGATCTTTTCGTGCTCATGAATAGGAATAGCTCCTGGGTCTTTGCCCATAGCTTTGATTCTTTTTTGAATACTTTGCAGTGTTTTACACATATTACCTATTTTACGATAATATGAGTTTAAAATAATTTTCTTTTGCTCATCAGTTAGCTTAGGATCTAAGCTTAATCCAATAAAGCTAAACCAATGCTCGAAGAGAGTTCCGATAGCAGAATTGTCAGAACCGCCTTCAGCAAGTTCCTCTAATAAATTTAAAGTTGTAAATTCTATTCCATGCTTAGATTCAATAAATTTAACCATATCTAAGAAAGCCCTTCCTCTATCTGGAATGATAACGCTATCTGTCATGTTTACGCCTGCTACGGCAATGCGTCTATCATCAGTAACCATTATTAAGCTCTTTAGAAGTTCTTTCTCCTCTTCATTTAATTTATCTTTAGCAGCCAACTCAAGTAAAACTAATACAGTTTCTCTAATTGCTTTCTTCTGCGCTTCAGGAACATCTGTAGAGGCTGCACATGGGTCTTCTGGGCTGCACTCGCCATTCAATAACATTTCTAGAGTTTCTGAGACTTTAGGGTCATGAGCATATTCAATAGAATTTACGATTGAATTTTTGTTTCTAGAAACCATATTGATTACAGCTTGTTCTACTGTTCCTGAGATAAACTTATCATTAATAAAATCAGTTAATGTAGGTTCTAATCTGGCTACTTTTTCTAAAGCTTTTTTAAAGTTACAAGCTTCATCATTACTTTTTTGAATTTTTGAATAATAATCATTAAACGTTTTAACTAAAAAAGTTCTTGCGCTTTGAGATACTGGAGTTCCTGTTAGTTTTTGTAAAGCTTTATAATCAATGCTAGCTTTCTTGTCTCTATCAGGACGAAGAATTGTTGCTAAGTTTTCGATGTGAAGTTGTGCTCTACAGATAGCATTCTCATCGTATTGAGAAACAATATCTCTGATCCCTTTTTCTATTGTAGTATTTTGTTTATTTTTTGCAGCTTCTTCTCTTGCTTTTTCTGGATCAAAGTTTGGTAAAGTCTGTTTTGGAGTTTTTGCTTTTTTTTGTTTTTGTTTTTGTTGTGTTTCTGTTCCATCTGGACCTAGAATCATAGTCGCTATAGCTTTTAGTTTTTTTCGATCTGTAGGCTTAAATATTCTACCAGAAATATCATGTCGAATGCTTTCTCGTGTATTTAATATATCTGTAACATATACTGTGTCTTGCTTACTGGTTGTAGTATTATACTGACCCCCAGGAGTTCTAACCGGTTTAGGTTGAGTGCCACCAATTTTCATGTCTGGGGCATTTATGGATACCGAAGCAAGATATTGGCTAACTTGTGTGATTCTCTTGGTGAAGTTAGGATCTTTTTTAGCTGCTTCGTCAATACGAGTAACGCAGCAACCGCGATGCTTATAGGAATCCAGAAGTTCGAAGAAGTAGTTCATGATACGAAAAAACCCGCCTATAGTATTTATAGGCGGGTTTTAAGAAAGTGTTTAAGTTATTTTAGATCACGTCCCAGGAGGAGGGGCAATATCACCGTCTGGTAAGGATGCGCCACCCCTTACTCCGGAGATGCTTCGTCTTCCACCGCCTGTTCCATAGTAGGTCATGAAGTCATATCTAAAACCAACTTCAAAAGTATGGAACTCGTTATTAGTATTATAGTTTGATTCTGCGGGCTTGAATGACATTGGGTATGCTCCGTGATAACTTACTGCCTTTAGAACGCTTCTGTCATTACCTAAGTATAATACATCTAAAATAGATGCTTTAGTGTTGGTAGACGCTGCTACGATACCATTTTCAGGGTTGTAAGTGCAGGCTTTAAACCAACTATACAGATCATTTATTGCAAATGAATTAGCTAAGTGATCAAAGGTGATAGTTAGCTCATCGCTGTCTGCCCCGCCTGGGTAGTAGAAAGTATCGTTAAGTCTTCTGACGGCGATATTTTCTACCTTGTGTCCTGAAGAAGAAACTTTCTTGGCTGCTAGCACTAAGCCCTTCGGTCTAACACTGGGGTTTGAAATTCTGATCTCAAAGTTATAAACTCTGATAGAATCTAAAGAAGTTGAAAGAAAAGGGATATCTCTGTTTGCTTTATTGATATCTGGGTCAACTCCGTTTATTCTGAAGTCTGAATTAAATAAACTATTTACTGCCATGATAATTTTCCTCTATCAGTTGATTGTGGCTGATTGTGATGCCACGTTTAATTCAAACACGATTGCTTCAGCAGCTTTCGTAGGTTGAATGATAACTTTACACCAAAGTTCTCCTCTCTCTCGACGAGCAGGTGTGTTAGTCGTTTCGTCACACTTAACATTGTAAGCGTTTAACCCTCTTGCAGCCTTAATTGGTGACAAGATGCTATTTACAACAGTAGAAATTTCATCCCATAAAATAGGATCATTTGGTTCGAACAAGAAGTTTTGAACTGATGCTAGAAGTTGTTTCTTGATAAAGATTGCTAGAAGTCTAACATTGATTCTATCAAGAGCCGTTGGGTTTCTTTGAGCAGTTCTTTGTCCGAAGATTGTAATACCTTGACGTGGGAAGTTTACGATTGGGTTAATCGCATTACCACCACTATACATTGCATCACGTTCGCCTTGACCTAATCTTACTTCAACATCATTTGGCTTGGTAAGACGACCTCTCACAAAACCTGCTGGAGCATACCAAAGTTCACTGGTCGTGGCCGTGTAAAGAATCTGACGTGCTCCATAGATTGCTGCGTCCAACCAATCCTCCTTCCCAAAGGAAGGAACGAAGACCTGAACGTGAGGCCAGTAGAGTGCTGCGTATGAAGTATTGATTGGAGAGGTTCTCTCATCAGAGAAACCGTTTGACCAGTCAATTGCTTGTTGAACAGAATCTAAACCTATTGGCGGAGAAAGAACTGCCATGAAGTTTGTGGTAGTTTCTGCTAGAGTTATCAGAGCATTCTGAACATCCTGACTGTGGTAGCCTGGGACCAGTGCTATAGTCAGATTGAGGAGGTCGTCATCTAAAGCATAGATACCCGTCTTTGCTGCGGAGTCTCCGATGAACACTGCGTCTAGTGCAGCGCCTTCCTTGTTATCTCCATCGGTTCCGCTTACAAGAGCCTTGGTGCCTTCGACAAGCTTAACAAACAGACCACTAAGAGCTGCATCAGTATTCTGACCCGCTCCAATACCGAAAGTCCCAGTGACTATTAAACCAACGTTATCCGTGTGGTAAGTTAGCTTACCAGGAGAAGAGACAATTGCGCCACCCGAGGTGATGTATGCCTTAATGTAATCAGAAACAGCATTTTGATCTGTCATATTAATTACATCAGTAATGTAATAGTCACCATCTTTGAAACTTACTCTGTAAGTTTCTGCGGCACCGCCTGAGTCATTTACAATAAGTTTTACTTGTGGACCGCCAAAAGCATCTACTTCTACACTAGTTCCTCTGATCGTCTTATCCTCATTAACGCCTAGGTTATACCCAGTGCCCGGCCAAAGGCTTTCAACTTGGTAAGCAAGGTTGCTATAGGTAATACCACTAATGACGCCTCCAGTATATGCGCTGAATTCAGCTCCGCCCATGTTCGTATCAGTAGCATAAGCAAAGTTGAAAGCATCACCATTAACAGCACTTAGAGGCATCACTATACCACTAAGAGGAGCATCATTAGCAAGACTGCCAAAGCCATTAGCGAAAGCACTAACTGATATCGAGGCCCCAGATCCTGCATAAGTCCCTACAATAAATCCTGCTGCGGTAACTGTTACCGATTCACCGTTAAGAGTTCTTGTTGACGTAGAGTTAGCTGGATTAATATCTCCTGCTTCTGTTAATGTGTAAGGGAACTGCGCGGTAACTTTAAGGGTGTCAATGTCAGTTCCAAATACTCTAGCTAGAGCTTCCTGCTGTGTAGCGGCAGTTCCAGCAGGAACGGTGTAGGTTTTAATTTCTGAGAATCCTGCTTTACCTGTGTGGTCTGTTACTTGAACTTTGAAAACTGCACCACTTGCTACGCCAATGCCTGCTGAAGAAACAGCGAAAGCTGGGCATGATCCAATATTTACAGTTGCTGAAGCATTCTTTGCGTCATCGGCTGCAACTCGGACATAATAGAGGCTGTTAGTAATCTCTAACAGTTCTAAAGCTCCAACCAATCCTTGGCCTTCCATCGTGGATTGAGGATATCCGAATTGATCAACTAAGTTGTCTTGGCTGGTAACTAAGGTAGCTTTATTAGTGGGACCTTTTGTTGCGAAGCCAACAATACCAACAGTGGTGGTTCCGATTGATGGAGGATAGTTTGAAACATCCTTTTCAACCAAATATACGCCTGGGCTTAAGATTGAAACCATATTACACTCTCTCTAGTTTTAATAGTCGTCTTTTGACCATTCTTTTAATTTGATCTGATACATTACTTTCTTGTATCATAACTGTCTCTTTTGGAGTTAACCAAAAAGAACTTGGTCCAGTTGGAGTTTTTAAAAATATATTAAACCCTTGTAGGGATAAATTTATCAATCTAACCATTGTGACTCCTCTAAAATATATTTAGAATACATTGACAAAAAAATAACCAAATAAAATAATTTTCCTTATCGTAAAA